TTCTTGGATATCTTGTTCCTTCCTTGTGCTGATATGTGCATGTGTGCTCCTGATCGATTTGGATAGTATCATAGCATCACCACCATAATCATGCAACACATATTTTTGCATAGCTGATATGCATACACACTATAGATTTCAACTATAGGTTGAACTCTGTTTCAAATGCACCATTGATATCATCAGTAGTATGAGTAGTTTCAAACTCTGTGAGCATGTATTTCGGAGTAAATCCATCAAATGCTCCACCTTTTGCTAGAAAATCATAGTATTTCATAGCATCTTCTTTGAGAATATAGAAGTTTATAAGTTGTTCTGTTTCATGCTCATAGATACAATGAAATTCTTTATTATCTTCTTGTACAGTATGGAGAGAATATTTCATCAGATCACCTTCAATTGTTTGAATTTATTTGATTTTGATTCTGTCAATAATTGTTGTCCAGAATCTACAATATCTTTTTGTGCTGATTCTTCTACATCATACAACCTCATTTTGCTTCTATCAATACCAACAACAAATCTCTTGTTCAGTGTTGGATCATTATATCTATTCTTCAACTGCTTTATCATAATTTGATTCAATTCTTGAAGTTCTTCTGTAGAAATCAAAGCAAACATAAAATCCGCAGTCGCAGGAAGTCCAAAACTTTCTGATGTATCTTCTAGTCCTACATCAGAACTTACAAATCCTGTTCTGGTCGTTTGTGTGGCAGAAAAAAGTGGAACAGAAAACTCTACTGCCAGTCCTCTCAACTCTTCTGCAATAGACTTGACGAAGGTATATGAATTTACAGACGATCCAGGTTTAATTCGTGCAGAGGTACAGATATTCAAATAATCAACAAAGATAACATCTGGAACAAATGACTTCTTGAGATTTAATTCATTTAGTAATCCCTTAAAATGAATTGTTGATGCCGAGGCAGTTGGATACTCTTTGATGAATAGTTTACCATCAGTCTTATTTCTGATAGAATCCATTTTCTTTTGATACATCTCTTTGGGCATTTCCATCAGATCATCAAAAGTTACATTCATAAGATTAGCATCAATTCTTTTGGCAACTTCCTCTTCTGCAAGTTCAAGTGTAATATACAGAACATTCTTACCTTGATTGAGACAAGATGCTGCAACATGACACATAAACAAACTTTTACCAACACCAGTATTATGTGAAGATACCCCCTCTGTATAATACCTATGATTTGGGTGGTCTACCGAGATATCTACAATTGGAATTTTCTCAAATGTTCTTTTTACAAACCCTTGCTTATACCCATCTTTAGTTAAAATGTTTACGGTTTTTCCACATAATTGAAGAGCCGAATACCACCCCAAAGAAGTCTCAAATAAATGGTTCTCATTACAACTAATGTTTGGCATGTCTTCAATATGAAGAACATATTCTTCCCAAAATCCTTTATTAACAAATCCATCAACAGGAACCCATCCATCGGGAGAATCTACTTCAATCTCATATCCATTATCAAATAATGTTTCAACTTCAGCAATAGATATTTCTTTTTCTACCCATTCATTCATACTATAATCCTTATGTTATATAAATAAAAGAGTTGCCGATCACGATGCTGGAACATCTATCGGCTCTATGTCTATATTGTAACATGGGAGACACAGCATGTCAAATATTTATTCACGCATATATTCAAACCTTTGCTCAAAGGGTAAACTCCTAAAAGAACATTATGTAAAAGGCTCAAATTTACATCGACACCATATTATTCCTCGCCACACAGGTGGATTAGATGAGGATGATAATTATACATATCTCACTGTTAGAGAACATATAATAGCACATTTTCTTCTTTGGAAGATTCATAAAAATGTAAATGACCTTCGTTCTATGTATATGCTTGGTGCCAATCTAACATATGAACAGAGAAGAATTGTTGGACTGTGGTGTAAAGAGAATAAAATAGGTTGGTTCTGCCCCGAAGTTCAAAAAATTGCCAGAAAAAATGCAATGAAAAAGCAGAAAGAGATGAATAGTAAACAAACTTTTTATTATTGGTCCACACCAGATGGTAGGAAAGAGCGAGCATCTTTAGGTGGTAAGGCATCAATATTATCCGGAAACAATCACGAATGGGCATATTGGGCAAGTGAAGAAGGTCGATTAGAAAGAGCATCGTTAGGTGGAAAATCACATAAAGGAAAAAGATGCATGTATAAGCCAGGGGATAATAGTTTCAAAAGAGTGAAACCCGAAGACATAGACACATATTTGAAAAATGGTTATATCTTCGGCTCTCCAATCAAAAGTAAGAACCAATATACTAAAGTTTCTTCCTAAATCTAATCTTTACTTTAGTTTTTGGATGAACGCAACCTGCAAGTGCAATATTCAAAGTTTTCTTTGGTACACCACCCTTGGTAATTCTATTGAAGAATTCTAGATCAAATGGGATCTTCTCTTCCACTCTATGATAATAATCAAACCTATTTTCATAATCTTCTGTATAAGAATGACCAACCTTGGCATCAAAACTTACGGATAATGCATCAGATAGAAGTTGTGGTATAGCACCTTTACTTGCCACACCTTTCTTGTTGTTCATGATTTCAATAGATTTCATGATGGCATTATAGACTGCTTTATCTTGACAAAATGTCTCTGTTGAGTCCAACAACCATTTTTCGTTGAAAGTGTCCTCATCCGTCTTGATTGACGTGACAAGTTTATTGACAGAATCGAATAGATTTTCTGTCATATTCTTACTTTGAATATTCAGTTGAATTGTCTCGAAGGAGGGCAATTCATTATATTCAAGAATAAATGTATTGAGAGTGGAGAAGAGTACTCTCTCATCTTCTTTATGAAAATACTCTTCTCTCAGGAAAGGTAAAACTTTTCTCATATAGTCTTCATTCTTAATGAGATTTTTAAGAATGATATGTTCTATTTGCATTTAACCCTCAAGTTTCTGTCCAACAGACTCCAACAATAAACTGTTCAAAATCAATCCAAGGTATTGATCAAAAGTTTCATCTGTTCTTAGATTACCTTCTTTATGTTTAACAGTTTCGAGTAATTCATAATCAAAAGCAATAACCGCCGATTCACCTTCATTTTCATGGACTTTGATCTTATCATATCGAAACACAACACCTTTATATGGTCCATCATTGATTTCTATCGGTACCGTATCTTTCTTTAAATCATCCCTAAACTTATAATCTTGTCCCATAATCATTCGATTGTTTCCTCTTCGACTGCTGAGTTTTTGCCATACATGAACTCATTTTGACATTTTTCATCGATCAAGTCAAGTATTTCTTTTGTAAAATACTTTTCCGGATTCTTTAGAATGGCTGATTCAAATACTTTTGAACCGTCTGGTAGTTCATATCGCGTGGAAACTTTCTTGAAGATTTCAAATTTCTCTGCGAGATCGAGGAGTCCATAATAAGGATCCAGTCCTTCTGAATATTCAAGAAGTGTTTCTACCTTCTTGTTTTCAATAGTCAATCGAGCTTTTTTGAGAACTGCTGTGATAATAGCACCAGTGATTTCATTATCTGTCTTATCTTTCTTCTTAGATAGGAACACAATAGTAGATGCTGCATATTCCAATCCCGAGCCACCTCCCATCTTCTTGATGGGTACATAAGCACCAGTCACGTCATATGTGTGGTTGGTTACAATCATAGGAACTTTTGCTTTTCCTAGTTTGAGTGTGAGAACACGAAAAGCACCACGAATCAACTGTGCTCTGGTCATATCACGAGTATCTTTACCCTCGGTCATATCTGCAACTTCTTTTTCAGTCGAGAGATTTCCAAGTGAGTCTAGAACAAAAAGCATTGGTGGTTTTTCTGTCTTGTCACCCTTTTCTCGATGCATATACTTATCGAGAATCTTGACTGCTTGTGTTCTAAATTCTTGAACTGTTGCCACTGGAACCACAGCAACTCGTTTGGTATCTACTCCTCGATCTGACAACATATTTTTTGAGATGGCAGATTCAGATTCAAAATAGAAAATAAATCCTGTTGGATTTGATTTAAGAAATTCTCTGCAAATATTGATTGCATAGAATGTTTTACCTGTTGATGGTTCACCTGCTAATGCTGTTACTTTGTTTGCTGGAAATCCACCATAGATTGATCCAGACATCAATGCATTTAATGAATATGAACCAGTCGAGATGTAACCTGTAATATCTCCCGCTTCAATTCCATCTTCTGCAATACCTGCATACTCGTTACCTGCCTCTTTTAAGAGGGTTTCAAACATATCCGTCATTAAAGTTTCTCCTTTATAAAAACAAATCAGAATCTCCTGATTTGCTATCTTTCTAAAACTACTTGAAAATCTGTACAGTCTCTAAACATTTGTGGTAGTAGATTTTTTTCCTGTTTAATCATTTCTTCAAATTTTGCAAATCTGATTTCATAATCAGCAGAATTTTTTAATGCATTTCTAACCAACTCCACACAAGATATGTGTGTTTCATCCGATAATTGAAATAGATCGTCGTATGGCTTACCGTTATTCTTGATTAGTCCGTCTATTATTTTAGTCCAATCTTCATTCTTCAAATTTTTGGGTGATAGTAGACATACTGTATCACAATCAAATACTTCATCAAATCTTGAATAATGAACTCCTGCTACTGTTGCTTCCATAAACTTGAACTCATAAACATCTTCGGGTTTTGACATAAAATCACAATTCATCAAAACGTGACTATACTTGGTTGGTTTTCCCAGTTTAAAATATGTCATGATCTTTACCAGAACACTTGATGCATGATATTTATTACCTGTTAGTATAACATAATAACCATCTGCAAGCAAATGAATAATTCGTTCTTTCTCGTCAGGTGTCAATGGATTTTTATTTTTGAAAGTTATTTTTGGTGGTATAGATGCAAACCAGTGATACACTTTATACAAGGGATTATTATAATTCATATGTCATGATTTCCGGGTAGTTGTATTTGTATAGGTGGTTCTTTTTTCATTTGAATAACTTCATGATCAGTTATCATTTTCAGATCGATCATGAAGTTTAGTACGTCATTAGGAAAAAGATATTGTTTATGTTTTTCCCAAGATATCAGTATTTTAGCAAGCTTCTTTGCCTCTTCTGAAGAGTTAATTGTATCTGTAACATAATCGTCCCATTCAATCATGAAAAGAATCCTGATAGACTGTTACCTCGTTCTGTTTTCCAACCAATACAGTCTAGAATGATCTTGAGTGGTTCAAGAAAAGACTTATCGAACTGTAAATCATAATCAATGAACTTTTCGATTCCAAATTCTTTGGGTAGAATCTGAGAAAATGAAATCACATTACTTTTCATGATGTTTGGCTCTTTTAGATATATGAACTTGATCTTCTCACCTTCTTTGATCTTTTCATATTTCTTTGTCAATTTCTTCTTGTCTAATTCTCTGTTATAGATTATGGACCCACGAACATGGATTGGTGTACCTTTACCATATGTACCATTCTTTGTGTATTTAGATATACCATTAACACCTCGAGGAAATGCAATGTCTGCAATATTCTCTCGACGAAAATCTTCTCTAAACTTTTCTATAAAGTCGATAACATCGTCTTCCGATTTATTGATGATAATGTCCAAACATTTCCACAGTTTATCTCGACATGCCGCAGGTGTGGAACTTTTAATCATTTCTAGACCCATAACTTTAGGTTTGGGTTTAGCATACTGTACACCTTCATTATTATATACATTCAAGATATATCTTTTCTTTGCAGTCCAAATGCCTTTGTCTGCCAATGCTTCTCTCTTCATGTACATCTTTTGAGAATAAGCATTAACATACTCAGCAAGTTCTGTGTAAGATCGATCAATAAACGGTTGTATTTTAGTTTCACATACTTTATCCATGAACTTGATAATCTCTTTTGTATCAATAGTTCCATTCTTTTCTTTAATAGTTCTATTGACAAGTTCATCAAGAGACAGATAAATTGAATCAGTATCCGACGCAATCACATAATCCTTTTCTGTGTCTAATATCCTATTTAGATAATTGTTAAGTTTATTTTCTATCCAACGAATGGATAATTGACCTGATGTGGTAATGGCAGTCGCTTGACGAATATCAAAGAACCTAAAGAATTTGTTGCCGAGTGCACCGTAGGCTGA